TTACTCTTAAAAGGTTGTAAATGTGTTGGTGTGGCCCCTACTATGCCTGTACCCCCACAAGTTCTACAAGTTTCGGGTGCCGTTGTAGATGTTGACCATTGACCGCTTGTTTGATTATAAAAGCCTTGAGTTACTAGACCATTCCCTCCACATACTGGACAAACTACTGGACAAACATAAGGATTCATCTCTCGCCCTCCTATCGGTGTGTCGCGCGATATTCCAACTCGCCATAGCTGGTTATCGCCCACTCTGCCAGTTTGTTGGGATATATGCTCATGGCTATCTGCCAGATGTTTTCCGGGCTGTTGGTGTACCGCCGCTTGCGCTCGTCCCATACCAGCCCATACCGCTCTATCAGTAGTTGCTTCTCTGCGTCGTTGGGCCTTGATGTGTAGGCCCGTATGCCCGCCACCAGCCAATGGTCAATCTTGTATATGGTGGTCAAACTAGGCCAGCCGTGGCCGGGATAGACTTTGCCGACCGGCTCGTCCATCACATGGGTCAGGTCTTTCTCATTCTGGTAGGTCTGCCCCGCAAACTGATGTGTTCCCCGCGGCGTGGCCTTTACCGAGTTGGTCGCTGATTGTGCTACTTTTCCTGCGCTCATCTATCTCGCCTCCATCCTAATGTTCCAAAGGAGTATAGCCTCCTGTTGGCTAGGCGCAAATCCGCCGCTTGCCCCGCAACCGGTTTCCCAATTTGGGGTGTTTTCAGGTTCATCTATTGCACAGACCACCGCATAATACGGGCTATCGCTCTTACAATCACAGGTTGCTAACTCATTCTCGTCACATATCCTTGGTGCTTTACTGTTCCCGCAAAACGGGCATGGTTTAATATACATCTATCTCGCCTCCCAAAATACATATCCATTTTTCGCCCCGAACTGCTTGTCAACCACCCTGCAAAAATCACTTATATGCCTACTGCGATGTAATCGAGTGCAATGAATAGGCCACACACGGCTATCAGTTCGCTCTGCATGGCGACAATTCTGACAAAATACAATCTCTATCGTGTTTATCTCCTCACGGGTACAATAATTGTCAGCGTAATCCCGCACCCGGTTTAATACGCGGCTGATTACGTCTGTGTTGCCTTTTTTAGCCATCGGCCCCACCTCCCTCGAGGGCGCTGCGCGCAATGTCATATATCTCCATGATCCGGCGTACTTCCTCATTGTCTTGGTATGGCCCGTCTTCATGGAAAGATACGCACATATCCTCAACCTTAGACAATGCCGCCCGCAGTTTGGCATTTTCGGCCTCTAAAAAGTGGACAGTTTCCATGCACTCATCTAATCCACCCGTTATAGATTTAACCATTAGTTTCAACCGTTCCACCTCGGCCTCGGCCTTGATTGCCCGGTTCCGCATTTTCGGGCCTTCCTCATACCAGTATTCTGCTCTATTCATATCGGCGGCCGACCTATAAACAACAGTTACACTCATCTACTCGCCCTCCCAATATTCAATGTAACGCCCCATGTTTACACGCACCATATTGTCTATGATGTCACATTGAACGTGTGCGCATATCTCCTGCCGTTCGCTTGCGTCTAACCCGAAATACCCTATCAAGACCGTGTTATCGGGTGCCTTTGCCGCAATTATGGCGTTAGTACAACCTCTTTCCTCTAAATCAGCGACAATATTAACCAAGAAATCTTGGAGGCTTTCTTCCTCCGCTCTTAAAGGTATTATTTTTGCCATCTACTCGCCCTCCTTATATAAGTCGTGGTAGGTTACCCCCACCGCACAGGCGGCCCAGATGTCGGCCTTGACTCCGTAGAACCAACCGGGGTCCTTTTTGGTCCCCACCGGCCCGAAGCGGTCAATCAGCGCTTGGCGGATGTTTCCGTCCTTAGCCCTCATACTGCCGCACAGAGCCATTTTTTCATCCTTGCGGTAAATCAGTGTTACTTCCGCCGGATAAGCCTCCTGTATGAACCTGCCTATCCACAGACAGGTATCAAACACCGTTTTGCCTACTGCCATCCCGTAGCTGGCGATCATCTCGATGGCTATCTCCACCTCCGGCTGGCCATAGATTGTTCCGGCGATCACGCTCAGGACATTGTCGTTGGGCAGTATCCCACACCGCTTGATGCTCAGGTCCGGGTTCAGCAGCGCGTATGCCGACTGCTCGTTCCCCGGGTCGATGGCTAGTATCATCTCTTGCCCCCCTTATACACCAATAGTTTATATATAGCTCCGCTGCCTTGGCCGTACCTTTCTCCAATAGCTTTATAAGACAGCCCTTCCGCTCTAAGTGCCGCCATCGCATCAACGGTTGCTTGGGTCCACTTGCCCCTTTCGGGGAGGTTGGAAGCCGGCAAAATGCCGCCCGTAGCCAGAGCGTATTCGGTATCTACTCCCTTCTCAACAGCCAACACTAATGCTAAGTAGTTTACGTCCAGATCATATTTCGCATAAACCGCTGCCGTTGTCATTTGCCTTCCCTCCTAACTGCCTGGCGGATCTGCTGGGTTTCTTTGTTAAAGTGCAAGGGGATCGAGTCGCCAGCTTTCCCGTCCCTGTTTTTAACGACTACTAATTTGTAATTAACTGTTTCATAGGTGGGCTTTAGGTCTTCGAGTTCTTCCGGGCCCAATGGCTTTAGTTCCAGCATCAGGTCGCACTCGTTTTTAATCTGCTTAGATCCCTGGACAAAGCCCTCGAAGGTGAGCTGGACCAATACCAGGATCGCTACCTCGAGGTTCTGGGCTAGTTGTTTCATGCTCTTGACCACGTTATAAAGCACTTTCCATTCGGGTATTTTAGGATCGCTGGTATCCATCCGGCCAATGTAGTCCAGGATCACCAGTTTGGCATCCTTCTTCAGTTTGGCTATCCGGGCCAGCGATTGCAGCTTGGCCGGGTTGAGGTTGGGCACCGTCACCGGAAAGAAGCTGCTGTTTTCCAACCTTGCGTAAGCGTTGGCGATAATACTTAGTTCCTCGTTGGTGATGGATCCGTACCTGATCTTATCGTGGTTGATCCCGGATAATATACTGCCCCACCTTAAGGCGATCTGCTGATGGCTCATTTCGGTGTTGATATACAGAGTTGCGCTGTCGCCCCGGACGCTGCCAGCTTCTACCGCATTAAGGGCGAAGCTGGTCTTGCCATCCCCGGTCTTGGCGGCCACCACAATTAGGTCGCCGGGTTTGTATCCCAAGGTAAGATAATCCAGCGTGTCTATTCCGGTTGATACTCCGTCCAACACCAAGCTCCCAAAGGGATTTTCGTTGAGCATCTGGCGGTACTTATCCATTTTTGCTACCACCAGCTCATAGCCCAGCTTGGCCACCTGGCTAGGATCTTGTATCGCCTCTTTTGTTGACTCCAGGGAGAGTTCGGCAAAATCATTGCTAGCGTCCAGTACCAGTTTGTCGGCTTCGGTGTCTTTGACTTCCTGTAAGTTTGCGTGGTATTTATTGAGCAGCGATTCCATCTTTCTAACCTTGGTTTTTGTTTTGAGCAGTTCGGACCAGTACCCGATGTTACTGTCGTCTATATAGTGGCCGGAGATCTCCGTTAGGGTTTGTATATCGTTGGCATTGATCAGGGTCCGGGTCTGCATCCCATGTTTAATTACCTCCACCAGCGTCGGTCTAATCGAATTGGTATATAAGTTATGGATCAGACCGTACACCCGCTTATTCATATCCACGGTAAAGTCGTCCTCGCTTACCACCAGGAGAGCGTCTGCACAAGCCTGCTCCGAGTGGAGCATACCGGATAATACTCTATATTCTGCCTCGGCATCAGTAAGATTCATGCTCACCATCCCCTTGTTTCGCGGAGCGTTTGTATATCAACAAAATTATCCTTGCTCTCCGGTTGCCGGCTAACGAGCTGGCTTCCCTTTTGGTTCTTGCCCCACTTCTGGGCATTAGCGCACCAGTTGGCTATCTGGCTGCGGGGATTACCTTTTTTAACCAACGGATCGTCTAACTTATTTATGGTCCAGGCGCTTACAGCCCCGATCAGGTCCAAGGCCGGGAAACGCTCGGTCAATGAGGTAAACATCTGTTGGTCTTTTTCCATATCGAGCGGATAGTTTTCAACCTTTTCCAACACGGCTGTAAATTCTTCAAGTTCAGGTGACATTATAATGTTCTTATTCTTATTCTTATTCTTATTCTGTTGCGTGACTGTCCCGTGACTGTCCCGTGACGTCACGCCAGGCTGTAACTCCCGCTGGTTCTGCCTTTGGCGCTGTTTGCGTATCCGGTTTTGTTCTCTGATCTTGTCCATGCCCTCGACGTTTTGATGCTTCTCCCAGTTGGTCACGTATATGTGTCCCGTGACTTTTGCACTTGTCACGCGACATATCATGCCGAATTGAGTAAAGGTCTGGAGTGCTAATCGCACCGTGTTTAATGGACGGGTAAAGATAGTGGCCAGCATTTCCTCTGTATAAGGTATATCCTCAGACAAGTAGATAAGGCCGCCCCGGTTGCATTTTCCGGCTAAGGCGAGTAGCTTAATCCAAATAACCAAAATGGCGTCGGCTTCCGGCATACTCTCGATGATGCGTATTTTTTCATCATCGAACATAGTGGTCGTGATCTTTATCCATGTGACCTCAGCCACCTATCTCACCTACTCCCCCTATGAAGTCGCCTCGGGCAACTCCATTGCATTAACCTGGCTTATCAGGTGCAGTATGTTTTTATCTGGACAGTTACCGGCCTTGCCCCGGTTCATTATGGTTGCTATCAGCTCCAATTTTAAGCCCGGTAGGTCGAGATTCGGCCCAGGAGCGATTTTTAATTGGTCGGACAGCCTATCCCCTTCCCTATGGTTCAATCTCGCGTCTGGGGACGATTCTGGCGGCAGTATATTTACATCCGCCGATGTTATATTTGCAACCTTCGCCCTTTTAGTTTTTTCGTAACAGATCTTTCCGTTTAACCTTTCATAAGGTATATCCAGTTCGTCGGCGATTATGGAGTAACTAAGGCCATGCTCCAATCTCGCTTCTACCTGGGGCCATAATGTTTTCCAATCAATCCGGGCTTCTTTTTGCACTTCTTGGCCTCCTTTTTTTAATGCTGGGATCAACACCGATCCCACTTCCGGGTTTTCCGGGTTTATATCCTGGATCCCGATGGTGTCATTCCACCGGGCCAGGGATACAGTTATAAATCGGGGGGTTATCTGCTTGATCTTACCCTTGCGCTCATGGGTGCGATTGCGATTCCGCAATACGGTATATTCGATTTCCTGTCCTACCTCTAAATCAGAGATTGTCAAATCAGAGATTGTCATTGTGTGGATTGTCCCTCCTTAGCACACTCCGGGCATACATCGTGCCACTCACCTTTGATCTTGCGACTTTTCCAACCATTGCCCAGCTTGTGTTCTACCGCGTCCGCGAAATGCTCAAACGGACCTTCGTTTTCTTCCATACAAATATCGCAGCACAGCATATACCCTTCATAGTTTTTGTCGATCATGTAAGCCCTCCTGCTTAAAAGGGAATGTCATCGCCGGCTTCTATTTCCAGCTTTGTTTCTCGGGCCAAATCGTCCCAGTTGGCTCCGCCACCGTTAGCCGCTCCCCCGGAGTCAGACTTGCCGTTGCCTTTATCCAGGAAGCGCACATCATCGGCCACCACCTCGGTAACCTTGCGTTTACCACCTTCTTTGTGTTCGTAGGTGCGCACTTGCAGTCGGCCTTCTACTGCCACCAGGCGGCCCTTGCCAATATAATTGGCGCAATTCTCCGCCAGTTGCCGCCAGACCACAATATCTATGAAGTCGGTTTCGTCCTTGTTGAATTTGCGGTCTACCGCCAGCGAGAACGTGGCCACCGCCGTTCCATTAGGGATATATTTCAGTTCCACATCGCGGGTCAATCGCCCGATCAATATGACCTTATTGAGCATCTATTTCTTACCTCCCATTGCTTTCTCAAATTCCAGCGCTGGATCATCCGCATTAACTGCCGGGGCATCTTGGGTTTTGGCCGGGGCTGCTTCCGCCGGTTCGGTAACCTCATTATTGATGGTGTAGTCGGCTTCCATGTACTCCCTCTTGGCTTCCGGAGCGGCCTGAGTAGTTTCGTCGTACTCCATAGCCTTACTTATTATTTCCAGGCTCTTGGGCGCATATTTAAGCACGGCTTTTATTAAAGTCTTTTTGCCCATCGCCACCGGGGTCTGCCTCCATTGGCCGTCGGGCTTGCTATAACTTTTGCTGAAAGTCTGGGCGTGTTTGATGATTTTGTTCCAGCTCCAGCACTCGAAGCCATATCCGCCGTTCAAAAGGTGGTAGACAGCGTAGATGTGGGTAGGCAGTTCGCCGTCGGCTGGTCCGTCTGGGTCGGGAACGTGGATTAAATCCCTGTGAAGGCCCAAGGAATACCTAAATTCGTCATTCTTATATACTTCATAGGTATAGATTTCCTTGAATTCTCCGGTCCGATTGGCAAGGTCTATCAAGCCTTGGTATCCAAGTTGGAAGGTGGCTTTGTTGCCGTAGGGGATGATGTGGGCCTGTCCAAGTGGAGTGTTGGGCTCCAGCCCAAACTGGGCACAGGTTAGCAAGGCCGCAATAAATGAGTTCTTGTCGCAAGCGGCCAGCTTGGGGTTGCCCGTCCATATCTGGATAGCCAGCTTAGCCATCCGGGTCGGGTCCATGGCGTTCTTGGGCATAACCGCCGCGATGTTGGGTATCTCCCTCTCGAAGAATTGGGCCACCGTCATTTTGGGAGCTTGGCTCTGGGTGGCCAGCTTGTTGGTAATGTCTTGTCCTTTTACGTCTGCCATAGTCATTTACCCTCCTTTATTTTTATCGCTTTATAAATTTCCCCATGTTGTAGTGCATTGTGGGTCATTCGCACTTGCCAGTTCACAAACCATCCCTTGGCGACAATCTTGCCGTGCCAATAAACAAAGTCTTGCTCCAACATCTCATCAAAACTGAATATTGTTGCACCCCTCCGATATTTACGCATGATCTCACCTCTAGTTGATCCGCATCATGCGGAAGCTCTTGGGCTCGACTGTGAAGCCTTTGCGGTTGACGGTTTTCCAGGTGATCTTTTTGTCCCCGATTAGGGCCACCTCGCTATCCCCCATCGCCTGCATAAACTTCTGCTTAATAGCCTCAGCCTCCAGGTTCATTTCTTTAGCGGTCGCCATCAGCTCTTTATAGCGGGTGTAATCATTCTGGCATTGGTCCAGGCGTATAATCGTCCCAGGCCGTTCGTTTGGATATAGGATTTTTAGTATCTCGGCATCGTCGGCATAGCCGGCTGGCAGCGGAGCTTGTTTGGTTACAATGTGGTTGTGCCAAAACTCCAGCACTCGCTCGTTAATGATGACTATGAATTGATCGTTGCGGGGAACCAGCTTCCACAACAGCTTTTTGCCCACCAGAGCTACGATATAGGCGTATTCCAAGCCGGTTATATTTAACTGCTGCTGCACCTGGGCATAATACATATCCGGGATCTTATCTTCTTCCCACTCCCGCCATTGCATTTCGCTGGCGGTCTTTATCTCGATTACGCCTGTCCCTAACTCCGGGTGGAGAATTATCCCGTCCAGGTTGCAGCTCATACAATCGTGTACTGGATGCTGGAGCATGAAGGGAAACTCTATGGCTTCAATTTCTATGCCGTCTTCTTTTGCGAAGCGGATCGGAAACTCGGCCCGGATATGCGGTTCCATCCAATTTCCAAAAGCAACATTGATATTGCCGGATAGATCATCGACGATCCCCTCCACCTTGTCGGTCCACACCTTGAAGGCGGACGCCCAAGGATTGAGCCCCATTATTGCAGCTACCTCGGAAGCTCCGATATAGTGGCGGCGAACCTCCAGCCATTCAGCTTCGGCCATATTGGAGATATTGCAGATAAACCGGGACTTCATACTGTTGGCCGCAATCTCTTGTTCGCCCAACAGGGCTTGTAATGCTACTGCCATCTAAGCCACCCCCTGCGAGTCGACCTTTAGTTCGCCCTCGGTAACGGTGCTGATAAAGTATTGGTAGCCATCATCTTCAATCTCTTTGAAGAAAGCTGCTTGTTGCTCTTTGTCTAAGCTCTCGAATCGGTCAATGGATATTAACTTAAGCGGTCCGGCGGTTGCCCGGGCAATGTCCAGCGCCAGTTTGATTTGGCGGCTGGTAGACAGGTTGGTGATAGGCAAGTCGTCAATTGTGATCTGCATCTTGTCGTTGATACCTAGACCCTTGATCGGCATTACTATTTGCTGGAGCAGTTCGGCTGGTTTCTTGCGGGCTATATCGACGCAAGCGTCTAATCGGGCAGCTATTTGCTGCTTGGTGGCCAGAGCTTCATTCAAATCCTTCATATTGTCGTAGAGAGGGATAAAGCCCTTCATTTGCTCGGCGCGTTCCGCTTCCACTTGCAGAGGGAGAACGTCTACCTCCGGCTTGGCGTCCAAGAATTTTTGTGCGCTCTCAGCCGTGCTGCGGATCGCTTTAATTTCCGCCTGGCGCTTTTCTTCGATGTTTTTCAGTTCAATGGCGTGTTCGTTTTGGAGTGATTCAATCTTGGTGGCCAGGATGGAGTTGTCGATATTGCTGAGATCTTTTTCTAACAAAGCGATGTTCTGTTTTTTGATTTCTATGGTTTTTTGTATCTCGGCAATTTTGTCCAGCAGCATGGCTATTGACGTATGCTCTGATTCAATTGTTAAACGTATATCTTCCCGGTCGGCCTCTACTGACTTGTGGGCCTTGCTGATCTTAAATTCCAACAATTCCTGTTGGTCCTTACAGGCTAAATTGAAACGATATTCGATGTGGGATAACTTGTCGGGCAAGGATTGCACCACGACCTGGGCCTGCTCCCGGAGATTGTTGGTTTTAATGGCTTCCTGCACCACTCCATAAAGAGTGCCGATATTCACTTCCCGCCAATCATCCCCGTTGTAGTTGTCGGGGAGCTGTTGGAACAAGGCGTTTATCTCGGCGGCACACTCCTTGACCGCTCCATTGGCAATAGCGCGGCGGTCGTAAAAGTGCTTCTCGGCCAAGTAGCCTAATACGTTTATGGCATGTTGGTTTAAGTTGACCGGGGGGATTTCCCCAAACCAATTTTGCAAGTCGAACTCGGTGACTCGCATCGGCATTAAGGATAAAAGGATCTCGGTCTGGTCCTTGTCCTTCTTGGACATGAAGTCGATGGGGTTGAATCCGAATCCTTCGCCGACCAAGGATTTGAGATACGATTCCGGCTTAGGGATGCTGGCCCCGTTTTGGGTTATCTTGGCGCTGGACTTGCCATCCGCCTTCTCTTTCCGGGAGATGGTGGTATGATCGTCCATTTCGATATACAGGGTGGCTTCCTCGGCTCCGTCCCGAATAAATCGGGTGCGACGCTGGGTATTCTGTAAGCCCTTTTCGATGACCTCCAGCACTGAGGTCTTGCCTTTCTCGTTGCCGCCGGAAATGATATTGACCTTGCCGGCCTGGATCTCCAGTTCGGTAATGCCAAGGCAATTCTTGATTTCTAATCGTTTTATCTGTGGCATAAAGTTTCCCTCCTTCCTTATTTACCTATGGGCCTGGTGCCGCTTAGCGGCGGCCTGCCTAACCGTTTCTTAATAACAGTTGGCCCTTGGTCCTTTGCTGTCGCCCGTGCTTTTTGGTTGTGCTTCCAATCCTCTAGCTCGGTGGTGTCTATCCTCCATACCCCCCCGATTTTGTAGGCAGGAAACCCCGGATCCTTATTGATCAGTCGGTAAAACGTGCTGCGGTCGATGTTAAGAAGCTCGCACGTTTGGTTCGGCGTCAACATCGCTTGTCCCAATTTCTACCCCCCTTTCTTGGGCTCACCCTCTATGACAATCTCGGAAATGTTAAGATTGAGGGCGGAGCATAGTTTGCTTAGTACAGCCAGGGTTACATTAATGTTGGGATCTCTTTCCAGGTGCGCTATCGTGGTGGGGGAAAGGCCCGTTATTTCGGCCAAGGCCAGTTGGCTAACGCCCAGTTCTGCCCGGCGACCCCTTAGTCGAGCCGAATTGACTATATAGATCATGTGTTTATCACCTCCTCGAACAGTAATTAATTAGTGCCTAACACTATTATAGTGTTGTTGATATGATTTGTAAACAACAAAATATCGCATTACGTCATTTTGTTTTTTATCCTAAATATTATCTTGTTGGTTTCTTGCATCTCTTTGTCGATGCCTGTCCACATTTGAGTGCTATAATGAACGCAATATCAAATGCTGGTTATATTCGAATGTCAATATGCAAGTTAAGGGAACCAAGGTCGTAAAGGAGGGTTAATGGTTGTGAATTTTAAGAACCGTTTGCGGTATTTTATGGAGCAGTATCATATAACCGCCGCCGAGTTGTCCCGTAAGTCGGGATTATCCGAAGCGTCTATAAACACCATTCTGCGATCCGATGATCCCAACCCGACCAAAAGCACGATGGAGGCTATCGCTAACGCCCTCGGCATTTCGCCGGCCATGTTTTATATCGACGAAGACAACTATGTAGTGAACATACGCGACTTCCTGCTGCCCTTTTTGAGCCAGGAGGAGCAGGAGTTTGTGAGCCATCAGGACAGCCGTGACTTTATTGTGTTGGCCAAAGAGTTGAAAGCCAGCGATTTGCCGGCAGAAACCATCAAGAAGTTAATCGAATCGTATGTTAAAATGTCTAAACCGGCGCAAAATTCGACAATAGAATGAGGGGGCACCCCAATCAAATATGCGGTATAATAATTAAAATCTAACTAAGAGGGGGAGGCTATGTGTGTACTGATTGACAACGCCGGGGAGTGTAGTGGATTCGACGATTTTATTATGATCGTCAAAGTAGGGGTTAAGCCAGGAGAACCGATGCGAGTTCTCTACAACAGCGAGAGCGGCAAGGAGATGGCCGAAAAATTATTAGCGGCCTTCGGGGAACCGATCAACAACAACCCCGAGCAGCATTGCAAAGTACACCGAAAACGCGATTGGTAAATAGAGAGAAGATCGCGTAAAACTAAGGAATGGGATGGATAATAAGGCCAGGAAAATGGGCAGCGGTATAATTAAGGGCTAATTAAATAAGGTATATGCTAAGATAAAGGCGGGCCCGAACCGGGTCCGTCTTTTAACTTGGCGGGGCGGAGTACATATATGAAGAAACAGATTAGGGGTAGGATCAGGCGAGTCGAAGAAGGCAAATATGAGATAACGGTGAATACCGGCTGGGATGAAGTGAATAAGGTGTATGGTCGGCAGCGCCGATTCTATTACGGCACCTTGCGCGACACCGAAGCATATATGCGGGCCTGGATCTATGAGCTGGAGAATCCGGAAGAAACAGCGGACCCGGATACGGTCAGCGAATGGTTAGACTTCTGGCTGGCCAACGACGTAGAAGTGCTGCACTCCTGGGAGCAGAATACGGCCCGGCGCGCCAAGGGGATAGTCGAGCATAACATTAAGCCTAACATTGGCAGCGTTAAACTAGCGGAACTCAATGCCGACGACATACTGGGCCTATACAAAAAGTTGTCCACCAACGGCGGCCGGAATGAGCGGGCCCTATCAGCTCGATCCATCAAATACGTCCACACTATCTTGAACCAGGCATTGAAGCAAGCCGTGATCAGGAATAAGATCGCAGCCAATCCAGCCCAAGGATTAACTCCGGCTGCCAGCAAGACTAAGAATAAAGAGAAGTGGGTTGCCCTGGACAAACATCAGTTAAAAGATTTCCTGTCCGCTATCCAGGACCACCGCGATTATATGATAATCTACCTGGCCGCTTATACCGGCATGCGGCAATCGGAGCTGCTGGGTTTAACCTGGGGGAAGATCAAAGAAAAGGACGGCCAGATCTCAGTGGACCAGACCTTGCACAAGAAATATGGGGATGATAAGGATAAGGAAAGATTCGAACTGCGGGGCCGGACCAAGAATTTAACCTCTACCCGGACCGTGGATATAACCTATAAGTTATTAAATGAACTAAAATCATATCGAGAAGGCAAAAAAGAGGCAAATTTCAAGACCGGGGATAAGGATCTCATCTTCACCGAGGCAAATGGCAAGCCAATGGACAGCGATAACCTTTCAGCTCGATATAGAAAGCTGTCGGTTAAGCATGGGCACCCCGGCATGACCTTCCACCATCTCCGGCATACCCATGCCACCATCCTGCTCTCAGACGGTGCATATATTAACGAAGTAGCGCAACGGTTGGGACACGCCGATCCACGCATCACCTTAGCCGTCTACGGGCATGTGCTGCCTAAGCGCTTGCAGAGTCTTGCTAGTAGATTTGACTCCCTGATGGGGCAAGAAAATGAGCAGGCTGAAAGCCCAAACCCGATAGGCGAATTTGAGGCAAAAAGCCTGCCACGGCCTACATAAACCTGCTATAAATTGCGCCACCTCAGAAAATAAGAAAACCCGCCGAATCAACGACGGGTGCCTGTTTTCTATGGTGCCTCGGGGCGGACTTGAACCACCGACACGCGGATTTTCAGTCCCCGAAGGCATTACCCTTTAACACAGGCCAATCCTTTGTTTGCGCGTTTCCCCTTTGTATTAAAAGGCGAATTATCGCCAAAAGAACTGGCGTTCGATGATTCCCAAGGGTATTTGCAACACTTATTGCACTCCAATATAATAGCAAAACTATATTGGCTTGGCAAGTATTTAAGCTATGCAGCCCAATTCTTATAATCGTTTTCTATCATATTATAATAGGAAACAAATTCGCCTTTGCAGCGATTAACGGTCCCGGAATCGTCAACATGGATCTCCACCATCCAGCCGCCTACATGGGCCGCCAGTTGATGCCCTCGCATAAAAGGTGTTTGAGCTTGGAAGCATCCGGTTTGGAACGCATGGACGTTCCTATATATAGGAAGGTACTCAGCCTTGTGGTAGTGCCCCACCGCCAAGATGTTTGGCTTCTGGCCGCCCTGCATCCCGTCTAGTTGCTTCTGGATCTTGTAGCTCAATGCGTAAGCCGATCCGTCCGTGGGATGAAATATATCCATCTTGCAATTCGGAGTAAGGTGGATAGTGGCATAACTTTGCCCCAGGTATTTAAGATCGTCCCTTTCCCTAGCGATAGCCTTACCTATATCATAACCAGCCCGTTTGATCAGCGAGTGATCGTGGTTGCCGGTTATAAAACTTGTAGAGATCCCATCGCGCTTAGGATAGTTGCGGACGATCTCGTCCAGGTAAGCGTCGGCGCCTTGGCAATAGCACTCATACTTGTGCCCCAGCCGCATTTCCTCGCCCTCAGTAATATCTCCGGTGTTATATATAGAGGCGATCCCTTCCTTGGCGCAAATGTCATAGAAGTTATGTAAATAGGTAATCTGGGTATATTTGGACCCCATCTGCATATCGCCGCAAAGCCCGAAGCGAATAATCTTATCCCCTTGCCAATCCAGATTGTAGATGTTTTCCTGGGGGATTAAGGTGCGGCTCAATCGTAAAACCCCGTCGGATTCCTCTACGGCGTATCCCTGGTCGCGAATATCGTCAATATGTGCCAAGGCCACCCGGGGAGTAGTTTTTAAGGCTTCGCAGATCTTGTCCATTGGCGTTGCTTTATTAAGCAGATTCAGCAGCACGATTGGAATATCAACCGGATTGCCCTGCTTGAGAGTTGACGGAGTGCCGCCGGGACTATCTGCCCGCGCAGCCATTAACGCATCTATCTCATGTTGGTGCCGCTTCTTCCATTTATAAAAGTTGGATTCATCCATATCAACATGACGTATAACCTTGCGGACGGATCCTAATTCCCCATATAATCTGACAAAATCCACTACTGTAATCTTGCATTTTCTAACGGTCATAACATCCTCCCGACTTATTTACTTTTCCATTAAAAAAAGACGGCACCCACCTGTCAAAACAGATGGGCACCGCTACACTCCATAAGGCCAGGCGTTACCTACCCTGGCGAGCGATCTTTAATTCGGCCTTCAATTCCTGGTTCTCGGCCTCAGTATTTATAGCGTCCCGGTTTTTGATAATGGCCACTACCGCCATGATTATTACGATGATGGCATTGGCAAGTGCCTGAATATCGATGGCCACAAGCTTGTCCACCCCGAAGATGGCCAATATAGCCAGGATGATTACTCCCAGAGTGTTTTTGTCCAATAAAACGTCTATTTTACCCATTATTATTACCTCCAATTATTTTTTTAATGTTCTCGACAGCGTTAAGGCTGGTGGCCACGACAAACCACTTGGGGCTGGGATCATCTGCCAGGTGCCCTGGCCCAATTATGTTCTCTCGCACCCCGACGTCCATGATGGCTTGCTTCCAATCCGCCGCCCCGGTCAGATCCCGGAAAAGCCGGTCCCAGGGGAAGTTCGGTCCGGGACAGTTGGGCCGGTCCACGCTGTCAATCCGGTAGTGGCCCACGATATGCTCGGTGTCGATGGGCATGCTGTACTTGGCGGTCAACTGTCTATGGAGCCAGAGCGACGCTTGGTACTGGACCTCGGTCAGTCCCGGCTCACCATCGCCGGCGTACTCCTCGTGTTCGATGCCGATGGTCCAGCGGTTCGGATTAAATCCCATTTGCTCGTACAGGGCCCAGCTCGGCTGGTTGACGATCCCCCCGTGCCATGCGGTGTCCGCCTCCCGGACCAATTGGATTATCTTGCCGGTCCGGGTCACTATATAGTGGGCGCTCGCTTTGGCCTCGGGATTACAGAGCCAATCCCGGCATCCCGGATAGGCCCCAGCCGTGATGTGGTCCACGATGGCCAGGGTGCTCTCGGTCTGGGTGCCGTACTTGCGTCGGCCCGGGCTGTAATTGTTGGACGGATACCACTCAATTTGGAAATCCATGTTGTCACCTCCTTTACGCCGGCGGACCGAATTGCGGCCTCGTCACCTGTTGAGCCCATTCCTTTGGCATGGCCAGAGCCACGCCGGGATCAACGGCAGGGACCGGGCCCGCGACGGGATCGGGGACCGCCAGGGCGTTCGGTGTGCCCTCTAGCCCAACGTCACCATCCTTATCTAAATCAATGCCCAGCGCCTTCTCGATCTTGTTGATTTCTTCTTCGTGCCCGCCGAATATCATGCCCATAACCGCGCCCCACATTACTTCTAACTGGGTGGGCATCGACACAATGGCTTCCTTGGCCGATAGCCCCTGCTGGATGGACATAATAAAACCCCAGCTAAGTATCCCCGTGAAAAGAGTAGCGATGGCATATAGAAAATAGCTGGTGGCCCGGTTGCGAGATATTACCTTATTTAATGTATCCATGATTCACCCCTATTTGTAAAAATGGATGACGCGATCTGCTTCGTGCCATTCGACTACATAGCCCATGTTTTCGGATATGAACCGGAGCGGAACGTATGTCCTGCCCGCACAAAAGTCAATAAACGGGGCTATGTCCAGCGTTATTTGTTTGCCGTCGATCTCAGCGATTTTAGATCCGATCCGGAGCCAGCCATCCTTGCAGCCGGTCGGAGGAACGATAACGTCAACACAAGTCCAGCTTTCCATCCAGGCTGGCATGCCCAGATAATCGCGCCAGTTGAAGAAATCATAGGGGATATACCCGTAGCCACCATCTCCCCATTCCTCGCCCCAGGAGTTTTTGATCTTAAAGAATCCTTTGTAACCGTTGGCTACCCGGTTATCGTCGTAAGCTACTACCAAGATGCCATGCAGCCCCAAAGTATTATCTTGTTGGCCCATGCTGCCCGGCACCGGAATATTACCGTCCGGAGCATCCACGAAGCTCTGACACACTAACACTCCTGCCAAAACTGGCCGACCGGCCGCAACAGACTGTTTAAGCTCTTGCATGGTACTTATCTTGGCATAGCCGCCGATCTTAAACTGAGCTGCCTCAGCATCCATAACTTCGGTTATAGCCGGCATAGCGGGCCAGCGCATGCGCGAGTAAGGCAAGGTGGCCTCCAGGCAAATACCTTTGTTCAGCAATACTTGCATGATGGTTCTAAGATAAGTGCCCTCTTGGTCCGGGATCCCGTCCAGTTTCTTGGCCCAAGCATAAGTATAGAGCGGCGCAGTAACTACGCCTTCGTGCTTGTCCTTGACGCCGGACCCGGCTTGCGCCGCGCATGTTCCAAAGTTGCCCTGGTCCCTAATAGGACCGCATTGTCCGGTCATATCGTAGCTTTCCGGCACGGCGGTCACGCCAAACAGCAGCCCATACTGCCAATCCCGGAAATCCGGAGGGGAAGGTATTAAACCAAATTTATATTCCACTTACAAAACCTCCTATGTCCAGAGAGCTATTATCGCAATCGCCATTATAAGGATTTGGACTATATTGCCGGTATCCAAGCGGAAAAGATTTTTTTTGTGGTCTAATACTACTTGGTGCCGGTCCTCGACCTTTTCTTCGGTTTGCCGTTCCGTTTGGCATTGTAGGTGCATCTGTTTAACTACTGCTACCTCTGCTTCAATCTTTTCAAACCGCATGCTATTTACTGCTTCGCAATCGTCGAATTTCTCCAACAGGCCATTATACTTAGCTATATTAATGTTCGTGACCGCTATATTGCCGTTGGTTTCCGACATTTTGACCGTTAAGACGTTTATGTCGTCCTTAAGGCCCATGATCATACCGATAAACTCCTTTTGAGAAAACAGTTCTCCCCTTTCCTCGCTTACACTCAAAACACAACACTCCCCGCCGCAAATTTTGCACATACAAAAAGGCGCCGCCTTAATCGGAAACGCCTTGTTAAATAGATGGTTATTTTCCTTCTGCCGGATTTGAGTATATAATGGCGGCAAGAAGGTGATTAAATGTGGGATACCCTGCTTGAAATTGCCATAATGATCGCGGGCTATGGGATCGCCCTGGTCGTAGCTTGTGCAATAGCATGGGCTATCGCCAAGATATTCCGCGACGGTCCGTTCCCCTTGCAGATAATAATAGCCGTGGCCTTATTGGGGCTATTATTTGTTGGTCCCATCGTGGGGATCTGGCAGGGTACCCAGGACCGGAATCCCACCTACTATGATGAAATCCCGAATCCTGAGTTTGATCGGTACAACTAATCTTCTGCGCTGAACATATCCCCGCCAACAACCCGCTGGTAATAGTCAATGGCCTTGGCCAGATTTTCCTTGCCCTCTACGTCCAGGTAGTTTTTGATATATACCTCTGTCTGAGCTTCATTTAATCCATACACCGGGCTTAGGCTCTTAAGGCTAGTGTTCAAGCCCTTAACGGTACCCCCCAGACTAGCGTATTTCAATAGATACCTCTGAGCTGCCTCTTTATCTCCGTAGCGCATAGCCAGTTTGACATTATACAAGGCGTCGCTGCGGATACTCTCGCTGTACCCCTCATTATAAGTACCTATCTTCTTGCGGAACCTGATCACGTTTTCCTTGTTTTTATAGTAGGCAGTTTCATACGGATCTGATTTGTAAATAAATAGGTCCGGAATACTGTTTCCATATCCCCTGCTCGGCTTGCCTCCTAGCTCAATGTTGACAATGGGTATGCGCATGGGGGGCAGGGCCTTATATTCGTTGCCCAAGCCGAAGCTGTCAAACACGTACTGCCACCGGTCCCGTATGGGCATAGCCTCGAATACGTCCGGGTAAAATTTGCGATCCGAGATCAGTTCGAACGGAGTCTTGATAAAGGGAGTAATGGCGTTAAGCACCTTGTTGGCATCGGCCTTACCCCAATCGGTCGCTATCTCCAGTAAGCTCTTGCGCCCGCTCAGGAAATCCTGGGCGGTCTTAACCGGCGTGTCCAACCCGAACCAATCCAGGAAGTCCTGCAAGGCACCCAAGCGGCTGAAATACAGTACGTTGCCGTTGCTATCCCGGCCAAAGGTTATATGCAGCCGGTTCCTAACATCATCGGGTAGCTCTTTGTCCTCATCATCAAAGAACAACAAGTTCCAGAGATTGATCATAACTGTTAGGGCGGTTGCTTGCAGCACAAATTTGCCGATCTTGGCCGCGATCAGCGGCGACCTGATTGCCAGGCCGGTAAATTTCCGGGCTGTGGTCGCGCATAACTGGCCATCCTGCCAGGCGTTTTTACCTAACCGCATATAGCGCACAAAGTTTACCTCATTCCACCGCCAGAACGGGAATAGGTGATCTGCCAGCCAGGTGCCTACTACCGATACTTCGTCATATGCCCCTAATAACTCGTTGCTCAGTTTGGCTGCCCGGTCCCTAATGTCGGGGAGCGCCATAACTTCTGCCCGGTTGGAAGCGCCGAAGTTTTTAGGTATGCCATGATTAGCCTGCATCTGTTCAAGATAATCCAGATAACAAGCATAGCGCATTAAGGCTTCCCGGAAGTCGGTTGTCGCCCGGACTGTATCCCAATACCCGTTCCACAATGTTTTCGGAGATGCTTGGGCTTTCTCCCACAGGTCTTTTTGCATACGGCTTTCCATTAGATGCTGGAATTGGCGGTTGCGGTTTATGTCGTTGATCTCCTGGGCCTGCATCAAAGTTTCAAAGCCGCCTCGTTCGAACCATCCTTGTAGGCTGCGAGTGTATTCCCGATCCTTAGAGAAGAATCCTTGTTTCAAGTCGCCCCATGCTTTCTTCAATATCTTGGGCCTCAATGCGCTCGGATTTCCTGCCAGGACCGCATCCAAGTCACCGGTGGTATTCCGCACATTGTACTTGAAGAAACGGCGGGGAGAGATTAACTGCCATTGTTTCCAGGCCCGGTAAGGTACATGGAACAGCCATTTGGCTGCCGGACCGATTAGGTTGGCATCTTTGTAGAGTGTTTCTAGTGTCGCTGCAACTTCATCGGGTATTACGAGTTCCGGGTATTTCTGCCCGGCGACCATTACTTTTTTGAGCATGGTGGCATCAATATTGATCTCGTCAGCTATGCCATACAATAACTGCTCGGCCATGTTCTGCGGGATCGAGTCGGCCATGAAAAACATGTGTCCTTCCTGCGGCTGCCATGCGGTGTAGCCATCCGGAACAAGATCCTCCCAAGTTACATAGCGGGTGCCCAATGTCTTTCGAATAGTCTTGACCTTTTGGGCCATGCCCTTGAATACCGTCCGGGCCTTGATCTTGCCGACTTCGGATTCGTCCTGGCCAGCCAGATAATTAAGGTATGCCATTAGCTGCCCCTGATATTCGTCGGGGATCCTGGCGGAATAGGTACCGCCCTCCCCTTCTTCGTCATTGGCATTAGCTTCCTTGGCGTCCCAGTAGGCATTGGACATTACCTCTATGATCTGATCCCACTTGCCGCCGCCGTTAGGTAGTTCATTCATAGCCGCCAGTTTGTAGAGCTGGCTGTAAGCGATAGCCTGTTTTCGATTTAGGGTGCGCCGGTATAACTGCTCAGGAGTAGTTTCGGTGTCTTGCATAATATCCAGCAGCCGTTGAAATTCCTGGAGCATGCCCTGATCGTTAATGTGAACGGCCTCGCGCTTCAATTCCTTTACAATGTCGTGGTTTTCTTTTACCACTTTCACCGTACCAGCCGAAGCAGTATCCACTATCATCTGGGCCATTACCTCAAACTCGGCTTGCAGATAATCAGTATTAATGTCGTAGGTGCTGCCGCCGCGCTTCTTTAGGAAGCCCCGGCCGGTCTGTACCCGTAACCGCTTACCGGATCCCATCACGCCCTTGCCATTGGCGTATTCTAAAACCTGGTGTCGGAAATAATCCTCTTTTTTCAAGCGGTCCTCGACATTAAACCCTACTGCTTTTTGGGCCTGGATATAATCATTCTTGGCCTTGTTCCAGGCTCCCCGCCGTTTCTCGATGGCTTCCTGGACCTTGGGCAGCTTGGCGGCTTCCTCGTCGACATACTCCTTTATGTCCTCGAAGTTTTCCTCGGTCAAACCAAAGGGTAACAGATGGTTTTCCTCAAACTCATGGGCCAGATCATCAAATATTACTTTGTAGCTGAATACGTCGTATTCGTATTCGTTGAGGGGCTTAGTTATGTCATTCAAAACCTTTAGGGTCTTGTCGGCAGCTATGCCCTTCTGTTTGCGTAGCAGCAGGAGCGAATTTCTCAGCTCCGCATAGGTGTCCCCACGCGGCAGATGTTCAAATTCGCGGGTAGTCTTGCGCACTACTTCGTCCCAAATCTCCTTCATGCGCTCCCGCAAGGTTTCCGCCGGTACGCCCCGGGCACCTTCCATGCGATCCTGCACTTCCTGGTGTTGGTTGGGGAGATTAAAGCCGCTGCCCTTAGAGTGCTTAAAACTTACCTGTCCACCAATATGCGGTGTAACTTCTTTCAGCTCTTTGTGCGTTAGTTTCTTGGGCTTAAGGGCTGCGCCGATCCCTGTCAAAAGATTAGTTGCAGAACGCTTAAATCTTGGTTGCCCTTCGCGCAAGACCGTCTTACGCATAGCATCAGTGATAGGGATTGAGGGGTTTCCCTCAATAACCGCGAAACTAAAAGGCACCTGCTGCCCCGAATCTGAATACCCAAGGGGCTCGACTTTGGATTCCCACTTCTTGACGTATTTGTTAAGGTAGGTTGGCAGCATCTTGTCGTAAAAGCCCTTCATGCCTTCACCGCCAACTGCGAGCCCGGTTCCCCGTATATCTCCCCATTGCTGTTCTGATCCGACTATCTTGTCGGCTATTTCCTTGCCTACCACTTCCGCAATGGTTTCCAGGCTTATACCACTTTTGTTGTAGATTAGGCCGCCGTCCTTTTGGGTTACGTTGAGGTTGTAGTTGTTCTCTCCGAATTTTCTCCATCCGATAACATCAATGTACTTGCTCAGGTTGTACCGATCTGCCTGCTGTTTTCCGGTAGTCCAGGCTATGCGGTCAAATCCATTCTCGGCGGCATATCGGATCATGCGCTTAAGGGCCAACTCCTGCCAGGATTTCTTGAAAGGCATATCGGGAATGCCGCTTTTTTGTTTTTTGAGAATATTGGCTAATTGTTCCCCGAGGTTGCCGTCATCATCCACTAAATCATACCTGTCTTGCATCTTGTCAAGTAGACTATCGGTTTCAGCGGGGTGCTTCCAGTATCCCTCGTTGTTGTCCAGGTACACGAATCTCTCTAGGTCGGGGTCTACCTTGCTGGGCGTGGCGAATCCCTTGCGCCGTCCCTCTTGGCCCCAATCCGATTGAACCTCTTGAATGAATAGAATCTTCTCGCCATTGGCACCCTTTCGAGTATCGAAGCGAACGTGGGCTAGAATATTAGGTTCGTCCCAGTGGGCTGACTGGTAATTGACTTGTGTTATTGGCAGCGTCAATAGCAACTCGGTATAATCTGCGCCGCCGGGCATGGTATATTGCTGGTACTTGGTTCCGCCAAGTCGCGCCTGCTCAATATTTATGCCGTATAAATTGTAAAAAGCCACAGCGTCCTGAATATTTGTGATTTCGGGAGTAGAATCCTCCGCCTCAAGTCGCAGTTGGTTGGCTCCATCAATAACCTCTCGGGCGCTCTGGGGCTCATTGTCGTTGTCCACAAGATAACCAGAAGCCTTGCCGTCGTTAGTTTTCTTAACTTCCTCAATCTGCACATCGTTGCTCTTAAGGAAATTTAAGACATCATCTTTTGACACCTTGGATCCTTGTTCCCTAAGCCATTCCTGAATACCGGACCATGCAATTTCCTCCGCCTTAACCTGGCCGCCCTTAATAATGGCAAGCACTTGGTCTTGGGAAGCGGCGTTGGGCATTTTAGCTTGAATAGTTCGTTCTAACTGGGAATAGAATATCGGAGCGATCCCGCTCTTGATCTTGGGAGCGCTCGATTTATCTCCTATTCCGGATAAGAGTCTGGCCTTGGGTTTCAGGCTCTCGGCAACAAAATCGGCCAAAGTTCCAATAGACTTACCCTCAAACTCGGTGCCCAGGTGTTGCTGGCCAACGCTTACCGGACTGTCCAATGGAGCCCCTTCCTTTATTACATGAGCGGCAAACTGTTTGATCTGAGCAAAGCCCTTGCCGAACGGATCCAGGGTTGGGCCGCCCTCAAGAGTATAGGTCTTTGAATTGCCCTGGCGAACAAACCTAAGCGTAGAGTCTTGCTCATATATCTCGTTGCCTTTAATGGAAAGAGCGAAAGAGTGATGATAGTCGGATTTTTGGGCCTTATCCTGGTCGTAACTTTCGATGTACCCCTTCTCGCCTACTATCCCCAAGAAGGGAACACCTTTTTGGCTTGTTGTCCCTTCCTTCATCTTGGCCGCAAACGCTTCCGCTCCACGCAGATCCAATAGGTTACGCGGTTTCTTCTTCAAAAGATTGGCGGTTGCTCCGGCTACTTCATCCCGGAACGCTTCAATGTCGGAAATGTACTTGAGCATGGACGAATCTTTAGCAACTTCTTTGCGGAATTTGGTGATGATCTGGTCGATAATGTCCACGATCTTCTTGATCAGGGCCGGGGATTGCTCCCTAACCTTGGCCCAGAATCCCGGCTGCTGCATTATCTCGGCAGTTACATCGGCGGTAAACTCTTTCCAAATGTCCTTGTAGCTGTACCCGTGCCGGAAATAGTAATCGCTCATGCCCTTTTCGCCGTTGAAATACTTTTTGGCAATAGCCATAAACTCATCGTGCGCTTCCGGATCGACGTCCTCCAGGGTATGCTCTATTTCGTGCATGGCCACATACAGATGCGGATCTTCGGTTTCCACGCCTACGAACACATTGGGTCCGTATGCAGCGCCCTGGGGAGCATCTTCGCCCTTCATGGGTATTAGCTGGGATTGGGTCAAGAGATTAGCGATAACCGCTGCTGCCTGCATATCGTCCCGTTCCATAGCCTCGGGAGCGGCATACATTTTACGGCCCAGTTTTTCAGACAATTCATCCAACAGTTCATTTGGGTCATAAAAAATAGGGGCTTCTGCCCCTTCGTTGGTTCGCGTCGATTCTTTTAGCCGTGGCTCCTGCTGAGATGCCCCGCCAGTATCTTTTAGCTCGCCGGTTACGTCGTTGACCAGGTAGTCGTCCTCTTGCTCGGCCTCGCCCAAGCCGGACTCCTGCAATCTCCTGTCAACCTCCGCCAGCTCAGCCTTGATCTTTTGGTATTCCGCTTCCCTGGACCACGGCCTGCCCAACAATGCCCGCATTTCTTTTTGGGCCTGTAATCTCTCTGCCAGCCTTTCTTCACTATCTTTGAGGTTTCCTTCTATGTGTTTTTCTATGCTGTTGAACCAAAATGACATAATCTGCTTGCGGTTAGTTTTCTTCTCGTCAATTTCAACATCTAAATTTGCGGCCTTATTAGCAATACCGTAATCTCCGTTTTTTAAAATCAAGTGGTATTCCGTGGGTTTAATACCGTTTTTGTAATCATAGCGATAGGCCCATAATGATAGCCCGCCCATATTTCCGATCAATGCCGGTTCGCTATGACCGTAATCAAGTTTGGGATCTAGTTTCCTGAGCCTGATTGCTAGGGCGAATGCCGCTTCTTCCTTATTGGTATATTGTTTGGCTTTCTTGGAATAGCCGGCTGATCCATCCTCGTTTTTTGTAACCGTTGCGTCCAATGCCAATACAACACCGTTTTCAGCGGGCTTCTGGTATATGGAGGCTGCCTTTTTGTCGTTTGCGATATACCTTTTGTATTCATTTATATACCATTCGTTGCTCTTAATATCATGGCGCAGCCGAGATTCCTCGTTTTCCCATGCTCTCCGGGATGTAATTAATCCCATTAGGTCGTTCTCAAGCTCGACTTTTAATAGAACATCGGGGTTGCCGCTTACCAGGGCCATGATCTGGGCTGAGTTAAGGACCATTTCGCCAACATCTTCCGCTTCATCTACGTCGCCGCTCATAGCCTGTTGGAACATAGCCGCCTTGCGCTGTATGGTCTGCCAGTTAGTAGCGTCATAAGTCTTTTCGGCGGAATATACGAATATGTCCACTTCCTCATTCTGATTGCCTTGCCGCAGGATACGGCCCTCGCGTTGCTCTAAATCAGATGCGCGCCAAGGTACGTCCAGATGATGTAAGGCCACCAGTTTTTCCTGGACGTTCATTCCGGTGCCGCATTTAGCAGTAGATCCTATCAGGATTCTTATTTCTCCACGGGAAACCTTTTTGTAAAGCGCAAGTCGCTGTTTATCATTTTTTGCATCATGGACAAAGGCGATCTCGCTTTCGGGTACTCCCTGGTCGATTAGTTTTTGCTTAATATCCTGGTAGATCTTTACGTTGACTACTTCTTCCGGTCGCTTGATTGCCGCCTTTTCTTCTTCGGATAATCCGGCGCCCTCGTCAGCCTCTACTATTTCAATGTCAGCCTTGACTTTCTTGGAAGATTTGCCGGTCTTGGGAGTTCCCATATCAGCGAAAACTATCTGGGTTAAGCGCTGCTCCCGGGTCTTTTTCCAAATATCATATACATTCCCGGCCAGCTTATTGACTTTGCCATTTGCATCTTCTGTTTCCTGCGGGTAAATCAGCCTTGGATCAACCGCATACTTCCTAGCATCAGTAGTGATCTTTAGAAAGTTGTCCTCGCGGGGATCTACTGTGCCGGTTTTAATAGCCTCCGATCTACTCCTTAGCCAATATGCGAACTGTTTATTGCCAGGTGGTTCAGGGCTAAGGATAACTTGTCTTGATCCGGTGCGTATGGCCGGAGTAGGCAGATCTAAGTCTTTGGCCATTTTAATATCAGCTATCTCGCCAAAGTGCTTCATTAGTACCCGGAGATTAGAAAACTTATTGAACCGGGACACCATCTTGAATGATAGGGTATCTATGGTCTGTTCGACGCCGGTGGTAACTGTTCCGAAGGTCCGGGCCCATCCGTCAAACATAGGGATATTAAGCTCGTCCAGTTTATCCGGCTGCAAGCAACGCATAATGTTGAACAGTTCGCCCATAGTGTTGGAAACCGGTGTGCCGGAAGCAAATACAACGCCTTGTCCGTTGGTTGCCTTGGTAAGCCATTGGCACTTCATTAGCATATCAGTAGAGCGCTGAGCGTTGGTGTTGTCTACGCCCTTTATGTCGCCCATCGTGGTAGCAAAATGAATGTTCTTATACATGTGCGATTCGTCAATAAATATCCGGTCTACTCCCAGCTTATCGAAGGGAATCACAATGTCGCGTTGAATATCCTCGTTGAGATCTTCTAGGCGATTTTTCTCCTTTAATAATTGGGCTGCTAACCGCTTAACGCTGCGCTTGCGTACCTTCTTGACAATTCGATCTTCAATATCTTTGGCGCTCATTTCCGCTACATTGTAACCTTCTTCTAGCAAGGCATCTTCCAACTCCGCCATAGACCGCCTGATAAACTCGGCTTCTATCTCAGGAGATAACGGGATACGGGTAAATACTGTTTGTGGCAGCAGAATGAAATCCCAATCGTTCATGGCTATCTGGTTCAATATAATTTCCCTTTTAGCCTGGTTTTCGCTGCGCTTGCGGGTATATTGATCGTCGCTATCACTTTTGTTCCGGCGTACTTTCACTTGTGGCATTTTCTTGGGATCTAGTGTCAACATTTTGGCACCCGGATATAGATTTTGAATGTCGTTTTGCCATTGTGACAATAGATGATTAGGGACTACAAACATCGGCTTGCGGGCCAAGCCCAGCCTTTTAAGTTCTGCCGCTGCACCTATCATGGCATTAGTTTTGCCAGCTCCTACAACGTGAGCCATAAGGGTATTGCCAGCCTGGATAATTCTCCAGATAACGTCGAGCTGGTGCGCTCGCCAGGTTTTAAGGGTGGCTCCGGGCATGGTTAGGTGGCTGCCATCAAAAACCCGCTTGGCGATATTGTTGAGGTTCTCGTTGTAGTAGTCAACCAAGGCCCCTTTAACTTCCGGGTTCTGATCCAGGAAATTAAACCATTCATCGCTGATGGCCTTCATCTTGTCTTTGACCGCCTGGGTAGCGGTTGCATCTACTACTTTTGAGCCATCCGTTTCTTTGCGCCTGATAACGGGCGCTTTCATCTTAAATATAGCATCTATTAACTCTATGGCGTCTTTATCGCCGGTGCCCCAAGTGTTCTTATTGTTGGTTAAGTAGGGGATACGGCTGCTGTTAGGAACCTCGACCTCCCAGGTGCCGGCCTGGGGGAGATAGCGGAATCGTATCCGCTCTCCTTCGGGTAAGTATTCGTCCACCTCCATTAAGTGATCGTTAAAAAATTGCTCGATGTACTCAGCTTCTACCCAAGGTGCGCCTAGTTTCATGTCCATCTGGTCGGAAGTTAGCGACTTAGGAATAGTTAACTTTAGTGCTTCCACATTGCGGGTATAGGATTCATCCTTTTCGGCCATTGTTTCCGCTATGCGCAGCTTTTCTTTAACATTACCGGACAAATATTCGTCTGCGCTCTCCCAATCGTCGGTTTGGGGGTTCTTGTATAACAATTCCCCTAGCTCCTCGGTTAGTTGATCTTTGGTCTTGCCGGTCAATTCAGTCATGCGCTCGAAGTTTATGCGGCCAAATTCATTCAGGGACACGCCCAAAGCGTCCTTGGCATTCTCGGCCTTGGTAGCAGTAGGATGGTAGTCTATGACTCGGCTAGAGAATATGGGGCGCTTGGTAGCGGTTTTGCTTTCCAAGTCGTAATCTTCAATGGAACACAAAACGCTAAACATCGGATCGCCATCAATTATCCGAGCGTTTTTAACATCATTGATGTAACCGTACTTCTTAACAAAAGAATCGTAGGCGCCGTTCATTCTCTTTTGGATGGCCGCCAAGTCTTTATTATTAATATCCTGCCCCATCCCATTGACGGCCGCCATGACCTCTTTATAAATTCGCTGCATGTGTTTTACTTTTTCTATTCTGCCCTTGTTCCCATTGACGTTGACCAGCTTGGTGCCTTGGCGTTGGTACAGCATGTCGTCTTTGATCAAATAAGATCCGTCTATCATCCCTTCCACTTCAGGGGGGAGAGTTATAGAATCTTCTTCTTGGGTGCGTAGCTCATCTTGTTTAGCGGAGTCCTCCATCTTAAACACCTCGGCAGGCATCCGTTTGAACGCGCCAACAATATCCTTGCCTAACTCTTGGTTTTCCGGCGGATTCAAGCGGGGCTCCTTGGATCGGTACATAGATCCTTCCAGCGTCATTGTGCCCAGCATCATTTCAGGGTGGTTAGCAAAGTATTCGTTTATATCTCCGACTTCATTCCATCCTTTGCCCATCCCTATCTCATCTAGTCCTTGGAAGTCCTCGCCGCCAGCCAGTTCGCCAGGGAGTCGTTTCTTCAGCACAATTATGTCGGTGGTTACTTCGGTATTGGCGTTGCCTTTGAAAGCCGTATACGGCAAACGTATGGCCCCCACTAGATCGGCTTGGTCGGCTATCTTCTTGCGCACAAAGCTGTCTTTTTTGTCCAGAGTGCCTTTGCTGGTGATAAATACTACCAAGCCACCTGGCCTTACTTCGTCCAGAGCTTTCATAAAGAAGAAGTCATGCAAGTTATAGCGCGTCTTTTTATGCCGCAACTTAATTTCGCTAGAGAATGGTACGTTAGAGATGATCACATCAAAGAACGCTGCTGGGAAGTCAACCTTCTCGTAGCCCTTAACGTAAATGTCGGCCCTCTGGTATAACTGCCTGGCTATGCGCCCAGTCGTGCTATCCAGCTCTACGCCGGTAAGCTTGGTTTTCCCGCGTAAGGCTTTGGGAATAAGACCAAAAAAATTACCGGTTCCCATTGAGGGTTCCAGTATTTTGACTCCAGGAGTAATACCAAGTCGGACTAATCCTTCATATATGGCCTTTATAACCTCCGGCGAAGTATAGTGAGCGTTGGGCGTTGAAGCCCTGGCAGCCTGCCATTCTTCGTCGGTGAACAGATCTTTGAGTTCTAATATCTCCTTTTCCCAATCATGATTAAGAGGTTCGCCATTGGCGCTTACGTCAAACGCCTGGGACATGCCTCCCCAACCAACGTATTTAACCAATATCTTCTGCTCGTCGGGAGTAGCCATCCTGCCCTCGGACTCAATCTTCTTAAGCAATTTAATGGCTTCTACGTTAGCGCGATACTTGGCCTTGGGACCGCCCTCACCCACTTTATCTTCGGGGGTGATCTCATAATTTGACTTAGTTACGGAGCTAGGCTTTGTGGGTCGAGATACACCAGGTCGTGCAGGACGATTTCCTTGGCCACTTGCTCCGCTTCCTGTCTGATCTTCACTTCCTCCAGGAATGGCATTGCCTTCTTGATCTTCTTCTGCACGTATTGATCCCTGATCGTCCGGTACAACTGGTCCGCCGTTTCTTGTAGTTCCGCTAGCTCCCGATTGAGCCGCCCCTGTTTTTGAAGTTCCTGGTACATCTTCGGAAAGTGATCCTTCCAATGTTGCTTGGCTATCTCCACTATTGGTAGGGCCACCGGGTTTCCTGTTCGTTCTAGCCTTAGCAAGTTGCTGATCTCCGCCATCCTGTTCACCTTCTTTCGCTTCTACGTTTTCTTGAAGTTCAGTAGTCGGGCCGCCTTGCTCTGGGGTTGGTTTGTCTTGGCCTTGTTCTGCCGCCGTTCCTCCTGCCTGATAACTTGTCGCATTTGGTTTACTTTCTTCCGGTTTGTAGTCGAATAAGATAGTTTGGACATTACCACTTAAATCGCCACCCTTTTCTTTTATAGCCGCTAGTAAAACATCAGCCCTGCTGGGTAGCTTGTCGCCGCCCCATAATCCGCCTTGGCTGGGTTCGCCTAATCCTAGCACTCCATCGACGTAGGCGCTTAGAATTGAAGCCAGGCGCTTAGAGCTGCGATTATAGGTGTCGAGTATGCTCAATAAGTCTTTAGCCAGGGGGCTTAGTTCGTTGTTAAACATGGTTAATTGGTTAAGATAGGTTACTACGGCTTGCCCCTGCTCCTTCAAATGAGAGAGCTTCCTGGCTGCGTCGGCGAGTTCAGGAGTAATGTCCAGATCGTATAAAGATCCATTCTCTATTCCTGATTTCATTTTAGCAAATTTTGGTGCAACCGCAAGCATAGCGTTGGTAATATTCTTGGTATTATTGTCCGTAGATTCAGCTAGTTTCCCTATCGCTGTTACATCACCGTATGCCTTGGCGAAGATCGCGTTCCGGATCCGGCTCGCTCCTTCTTGGGAAATAGATTTATCAGCTGTTATATATCGTCCTGTTTCCGTAGGCCCGATAACCTCCTGCATGAATCCCAGGATAAATTGGTCATTGGCCCGGTTAAGTATCGTGCCATCTTCCGAAGGATAAAACAACTCTAACAGCGACAAGCTGAGGCTCTTGGCGTCAGACATAGCCTGCTCGGTTGCGCTCATGGCTGCCGTCGCCTGCTCGTTGGCTTCTCTAGCGAATTTCGCTCGATCTACTTCGGTTCGCCTGATTCGCACCAGGACCGGAGCTTTCATTTCATCCAATGTCTGCGGATCTATACCCAGTTTCTTGACGTTCTCGCGCAACCAGGATAGGTATTTATCCGGAGTGCCATACCCGCCGCCATAAGCCAACTGTAGTGCTAGAGCGCGACCATTGCCGCTTTCAACCACCAGATCAGGACCAATAATAGGAGCGCCATCGGATGCCTTGGGGCTTTCCCCTAAGAAAGATGGCTCAATGTCCTGTGCCATTTTGATTACTTGTATTTCGGACGCTGCCCGGCTGCGATCACGGGGTTGAAGCTCGCCTGGATATTTACTGTTCACAGTAAAACCGGTAGTGTGTGAAGCAATTAAATCTTTTATTTCTACCAGCGCATATTGCACTTCTACTTCTGTCCCGCGCTCGGTCTTTACGGTAACGGTGTTGCCGGTTGCCTTGATCTTTTGGTTGGAGTCGTATTGGGGTTTAATTGCGACCTCCGGTTTAGTTTCGGCTTCCGGCTTGGACCCCTCCCTTCGGGAATCCTCAATCATCTGGTTCAAATCTTCCTCGGTCATTTCTATCAAGGCGTTAGATTGTGCGAAAATGGCAGCCATCCAATTCTTTAAGACCGGACCGTATTCGTCAATCATTTCCTTGCTAAACGCGGCAAAGTCCAGCCCCTTTTCGATCAGCTTGACCATGCCAATTATACCGTAATCAAGCAAATCATCCATCGGCAAACCGGATAACAATCTGCTTTTGTTGGCCTGGATCCGGGCTTCGGCATCGGCTTTCATTTTTGCCAGCCATTCGGGGGAGCGGTCCTTGTTCTTGATAGGCTCAGACTTAGGCACTTCTTGGGTAATGGTGGGCTTGGATTCGGCTTTTGCTTCTCCGCCATATTCCTTGTTTAACTCATCTATCTGTTTTTGAGCTTCCTCTTTGTTTGTTAAGGAAAGCCAACCCAGATCGTTAGCGTCGTAAACCACCCAGCCGCCTTGCTCGTTTTGCTCTAACCTGAATGGCGCTTTGGGCATACGTTTTTGCTCAAAGGCGTTTTCAAGCGGCACTGTGCGGCCTGGTGTAGCTTCGGCCTTATCTTTTAGTTTCTCGCTCTTAACATCTGTTTTCTTAACCACCTTATATTTGCCGTCGGCGGTTTTTACCCTCATAATATCATCAATGTCGGTGCCTGGGTTTACGATGGTTAGCTTATTGCCGTCTTTATCGTAAACTACATCACCTTTCTTAAACCTACTATCGAGCAATTCCCGGGGCTCCGGTTTTTCGGCCTTAACCTCATCCTTAGGTTGCAACTTTTCAGTCGGATCCTCATAGAAGTTAAAGCCCTTGGAAAACTTAGACCATCTGCTGCCGCCCAGCGCCTTGATTCGTGCGGCCAGCTTCTTAAATTCGTCAGTAGGTAATTGGTTGCCATCCTTTAATCGCACTACCCACATATCAGCGCCGGTCTTGGTATGCTTAGTCTTTGTGATTATGAAATCTCCAACCTCTTTGCCCGCCGGTTCTACCTTCTCCGTTTTAGCCAACAATACTTTAGGCTTATCTTTATTTTCGTTGGCATAGTCGTTATTCTCCACAAATTCGCGGCCAGCTCCACTTGATAGGTGGAAATATCTCTCGCCCACCTGGATAAAGGTATCATACTGATCAAGATCCATATCCAGGCTTTCCACGATTGATTCAATTTCCCCGGTTGCATCTTCTTCGCTGTCTGGCAATTCCTGATCCTTGAGCTGGTAAAGAAGATCAATGTCTTTGCCGGACCCTTTGGCAGCCGTGCTGCCGATCAGGTACACCGCTTCCACTTCGCCGCTCTTTACTACTTCCTCGGCATAGGCTTTCAGCGCAGCCATATCGACGGGCTTAGGGGTATCCGGTGCCTTCTCAGGTTCTTTTTCGGTAACAAGGTCCGACAAGTCGCTCAGTCGCGGAGCTTCATAACTGGCCCCTGCCGGCAATCCGCTTATTAGTTTCATAACAGCAGCCTTGTACTGGCCAGCAATATCGCCTTTGTTTAAGGCATCTGCCGGTAAGCCCAAGCTAAGTGCTAACCGCTTCAACTCCTGGGCAGTATCAAAATACTTCTTCTCGCCCTTGATCTGTCGTTGCAATCTGCCATTAAAAGCAAACAGATCTGCATGAACCGAGTCCGGGAACACAACATCAACCGCCCCGTGTTTGCCGCGCTGGATTTTCAGCTTACGGTCCGGGGCAACTTTTGCCGGTTCCTGTATCTTGACCAAGGCCGGGTAATCCTTCAACACTTCCTCGGGCACCGTTTTGCCTTCTTTAAGTGCTTGCTTAATATGTTCTTCGTGGTCTAGGACGACATCTTCTACGTTAAAACTATCCTCGTCTATTGTTCCAGACTCGCCTCTGGGCTCGGCTCCATTTCTAAGCCTTATTTTTAACACGGTGGACAGTTCACCATCATCGTCGGTCGATTGAGCAGCATACTCTTTTGCCGTTTCCTCGTCCTGAGTGATGTTAGCCCCCGAACCAAAATCCTTAAAGCCATTTTTAATAATCTCATTAGCCTTAGCAAGAGAAGTTCCATGATAATTTAATAGTTCTGATTCATCAATATTATTAACAGAATGGTATTCCCCTTTGGTCATCTGCCAGGGTTCTTTTGTTGGCTTTGGTGGATTAACGTCACTTTTAATGTCATTTCCAACATTAGATCCAGCATCAACCGGTTCTGATGGCCCATTTCCGATTGCATTGGCCGCATTGGTCCCAGACTGCCCACCTAAGCCGCCCTGGTTCCCGGAAGGATTAACTGGTTTAACTGGCTCTATATCGCCGCTCTCCGCTTGATTCTGGGCGGTGTTGTTTTCCACCTTTGCGGTCTTGGGAGATGCAAAGTCTTTTTGCGGGATCTGAGCTGGTTCGGAAACATCATCGCGGGATACGACGCTACGTTTTCCTTCCTGGTCCTGCACAACATAGACAGCCGGAGATGATTGATCAATAATTTGTAACGGTGTTCCGCTGTTTGTGTAGACAACATCAATCGCTGCTTCATTATTATCGCTCGGTGCTGCTGGTTGAGCCCCTTCATCTATTGGCGCAGCTTTACCAGGCTCTTGTCCTGATACTGTGCTGCTAAGTTTTTCGATAGTGCTGGCAGCTTCTTCCTGAGTGATCCGCTCGACCGTCGCTTTAACGCCTGGGGAGTCGGACACTTCATCCAATACCTGATCTATTGCCTCAGCCGGAGAAGCTCCCATATCTGTAATCTGTTGCAATCTCTGTTGGATAGTCGGCATAGCATCGTCGGGTAATTCTGCGATAGTGCGCTGTTTAATGGTAGTAACCATATCCTTCACCGCGCCAACCGCTCCCATGCCGCCGCCGAGCAATCCGCCGATGGCCATAGATTCTTGCATTTCCGTGGTAGGATTCCGCATCTGCTCTATCAGCCCTCGGGTATCAGCTCCGGTTGCCCGCTGCTGTATGCCCTGCTGCAAACCTTCTTCGAGTGATTCGGTCGCAACGTCGCCAACCACTTTGCCACCAGCCGTCAACGCTTTGCCCATCTTACTCGCAATCTTGCCGGTAGGCGCAAAGGTAAGCGCCAACTGAGCAACGTCCATGCCAGCCAGCTTAAGGTTGTCTGTAAATACACGATTAGCGGCGGTCCGGGCCTGATCTTCGTTCATTCCCCTGGCTAACGCATCTTCGTAAGTTCCCCCTGCTTCCATCGCGCTTTCTAGCGGCCTGGATAAAGCGGTACCGCCAAGCGAACCGAATATATTTTTAACAAAAGGAGTCATTTTCTCGGTGGCTTCTTCGGCCGCCTCTTGGCCAAACTTCTTGGCCACCATTTTTTGACCGGCCTTAGACTTGAGCGCCTTGGCTCCGATCTTGCCACCGCCCATGTAACCAGCGATCATTAAAGGTATCAATGAAGCGGTGGTCGGAAGGGTAGCCGCAACGTTATTGGCATACCATTCTGGATCCAGGAAGGATTGCCAGCCCTTAAACTCGGTACGGTTGGGCTCAAAGCCTTCGCTAATCTTCTCGCCCTTGTTTTTCAAAGAATTACCCAACTCGTCATAGCCCTGCCATTTGGCCACGGATCCCACTAGACCCACCGCATCACCAGCGCCAGAGTGTAAGGATGAACCGAATTTAGATGGGAATGTCTGCTGGCCGGATATGGGATTAACGTAATCAGGGTTAATTGCCCCGGCGGTAGTTTCGCCTACGGTTGCAGCGGTTCCAATTCCAACGCCTGCCTTAATCGGGGTAGGGGTCTTGGCTGCAATGCCCTTTAGCAAATTAACTCCCTTGTCGATAGCCTGGCCTGCCTTAGCAATCGCCGGAGTAGCCTTGGCAGCTTTCCCTAGTGTCTTAATGCCAACTCCCATACTGCCGGCAGGGTTGGCCATCAGTAGCCCTTCGGCCATATCGCCAACGCCGAATCCTTCTTCCGGATTGCCGATTACCGTCCTCCATAACTTAGAGTTCTCTACTTTATCAACTGCACCGCCGATCCCCTTTAACAAGTTGTTGTCCGGGGTAACTGTGGGAGCAATACGATTAGCCAAATAATCAGGAGTAGTAGCTGGATCATACAGATCTAACCCGCCGGTACTATAAGTCTTGGCTCCGGGTGAAGGTATAGCGCTGGCTGTCAGTTTGTTCTTTTGTGCCTGCTCCTGGCTCCATTGGTCAAATGTTTTCAGGTTGCTTCCGCTGGGTGCGTTAAAGTCCCAGATGTATTGTGCCATTAACTAACCTCCCAACGATTTATTTACATGCCCAACTTCGCTTGCATTTGAGCTATACTCTCAGCAAGGCTCTCAGGCGCTTGACTGTTTTTAGGCACCGGCAAGCCTAGCGACACATAAACTTGATTAACAATGTCATTGTAATTGCTGCTTGAAATAGGCAACTCGCCTAGTTTGCCTTGTAGCATCTGAATGGTAGACGTAGCTGCCTCCTGCGGACCCATGCCGCTCGATGTAAACGTCTGTCCTTTCAGTAATCCCCTGGAAGCCTGGAACGGTTCGCCCTTGGTTAATCCCTGAGCGTACTGTACCGCCCCGTTGCGGATGGAGTTAAGTATCTCGGTTTGAGTGGGAGCCGCTCCGCCGTTGCCGCGACTGTTCAAAGATGCCCACTTATAAGATTCGTCCGCCTTATTGGAACGGACCATTTCTTCGTATTCCTTTTGGGCCAGGGTTTCCCGGGCCTGCGCTGCCCTTTTTTCTTCCTGCAAAGTAAGTCCGTACTGGCGGGTATTCTCATCCAAAGTTTTGCCGCCTAATGTCTTGGTCCCGGGTTTATAAAGCCGGCCAAAAGAATCGTTGGGGAGAATATCAATGGGTATATCGTTATATTTTTTGAGTTGCGCGGCCTGCCCGATCTGCCCCGCCGTATCCTGTTGAGGTATTGTTGCCATTTATGTATTCACCCCTTTACTTATTAAAAAGAAGTTGATCGGCGGTTTGCTGGGACATTTTCCAGCGGCCATTATCCAAAACGGCCCCCATCCCAGTTAAGGTTTCCGGGGTATATGTATTCGACACCCCAGACGCATTTTTGACCATTACATTACCGTTGCTGGCGTCCCATCCCACCGTAGGAGAATTGGCTTGACCGGCAAAGGCCGAAGCATAAGAGGATAAGCCAACCTGTCCGGTGTTGCTATCATACCCGGGTAATCCTCCAAAGAGTTCGGTCCAGGCTCTAGCCGAAGCGTCCTTCTGGGCCCAGGTTGGCCCCCTGTCCCATTCCAGGGATTGCCGTTCCAGGGCAGCGGCGTTATTCATCTCCGCTATCCGTTCCTGGCTGGCTATACTGTTCGACGCCATCTCTAACCGGGCATTTATATCGGCAGCGTTCATCTCGCCGGAACCGATAGCGTTGGCCACGTTTAAGGCGTTGGTGTCCCATTGGAATTTGCGGTTGGCTTCCAGATCCTCTTGGTTGGTATAGTAGACTTGCTGAGCGTTGCCGCGCTGGGATTCGATGTTGCTTAACGTCTTTTGGCTATCGGCGTCCTGCTGCAAGTAGTTTTGCTCGGCATTGTATTTGTCGGTGCTTAAGCCCTGTTGGATATTTAAGCGTTGTCCAGCAAGGGCGGTATCGGTAAGGTTGTTAAGGTAAGAGCTTAAGCCGTCTGAAGCCTTGCCTCCCCGGGCAGCCGCGTTAATAGCATTGGCTTTCTTGGCCTGGGATTCAGAAAAGGCTAGAGTCTTGTCGAGCCCGGCGGTAGAAGAATTGAGCTTGTTCATGGTGTTGTAACTCTGCATCTCGTTGTATTTGCGCTGTCGCTCGGCTTCCTGCCGGATCGGATCAAAGGCTAGGTTGGATGCTGCCTTGGCTTGAGCAAGCATCTCAGCGCTGGTCTTGGTCTGTTGATAATCTGGCACCTGGCCTAGATAATCTTGGTAATTGTAATCAGCCAATAAATACACCCCCTAAATATAAAAATGGGCAATAAAAAACGCCCCGAAGGGCGATTGTATCAAAAGGTTGACCCCGCCGGAGCGGGGCCATAAAACGATAAAGGCTACGGGCCTTATCATCAAGACGACAAGGCACCTGCTTATTATTCAGGCCGAATAACAAGCGATATAAAATTTGGCGAGCATCGGCAGCGCAAGCCATGGACCACCCCCTTACCGATAGACTCTTAGATTATAGTGGCAAATAAAATCCCTGTACTTGTAGGAGCCCCGCCCCCATACTGCACGATAACCGTACCAGACCCGCCCGCCTTGCCTGTGGAGCCAGCTATGCCACCGCTTCCACCGCCACCTGTGCCATTTATGCCTACGGTCCCCGCATTGGCGTATGGTCTGCCCCCGCCACCGCCAGAGCCGCCAATACCAACCACATTGCCACCATCCCAAGCACCGCCACCGCCGCCCCCAGCGAAAAATCCGTTATCACCAGCATCTGCGCCGAAATTTGCGCCACAATCTAGGCCCGCACCGCCAGCACCACCGGCATTAGTAGTGGATAACGCCCCTGCTGCCCCCGCACCGCCACCGCCGCCGCCAGCCGGGAATGAACCGTTGACCGTTCCCGCGCCGCCTGTGTTGCCCTGTCCAGATGTCCCAGCCCCGCCGCTACCAGCAGGAGCCGACCCTTTTCCCGCACCACCGCCGCCAGAACCACCAGCCGCGCCATTACCCCCTGAGTAAGCGCCACCGGCTCCCCCGCCAACGGCGGTCAATGTTCCGAAGGTGGAATTTGAACCAGCAGTAGCGGTTGCTCCGCCGCCGCCCACCGTCAGAGATACATAGCCAGCGGCAAGTTCGCCTGCTGACAAGGTATAGGCAAGGTTGGAGATTAACCCCCCAGCACCGCCGCCAGCTACAACTAATACTTCAACCTCCGTTACCCCTGATGGTATAGTCCAACTAGCTGATCCTACCGTCGTATATATATCCCTATTGATCGTTATACCACTCCGTACCCATGTCGATGACCCTTCAAGAGCCATCGTACCACCATCTACTGACACCGTGACAGACTTCCCACCGGATGTTTCTGCGTATGTGCCGTCTACCGCGCTATCAAATATTGTTGTCCAAGCAATGCCGTCCTTACTTATCTGATACTTTGTGTCATAGTATATTCTCCCATCTGACCAGTAATGCCAAATCTGGACGGTATCAATGGTGTACAAAGCCCCTAGGTCAATTTTTATCCATTGTAGTCCAGACCCTACTTGACTATAAGTAGCAGATGAAGTATCGCCGTCAGTTATGTACGCTGGATTGCCTATTGCCACGCTTCCGGTTGCGGTTTTCCCCGCCGCTCGGTTGGTTGTCCCCTCCATCACCTTGACTTCGCAGTAATGATTATCCGCGCCGTATAGGTTATTGCCGTTAGAGTAACAGCGCAGATAACGAAATTCACCGGACATTTTACGCCACCTCACAATACAACGTCAGGCTCAAATCCTTACCGGCCACCGTTGACCCTATCTGGTCGATCATCAGCAGGAGTCTATCCCCCTGCGCGATACTGGTCACATCCGGCGCGGTTATGGCGGCGGTAGTCCCGGCATCCGCTATGGTCGGACGGTTGCCTTGGGTAGTCCATAAGGTAGTGCCATTTTTGTGTATGTCGCATATCAGGGCCGCGCCGGTTGGTGCGGTGCCGACCTCCAATTTGCCGCCGGTTATGGTCATAGCAAAAGGCGCGGTTATCGCTACACTTTGGGTGGTTGCCAAATCCACGTTATTGATGCTAAAGCATATCCCACGAGTGTTAGCCACATACTCCAACGCAGTAGCCCCAGCGTTGACCCTCGGCACCTGCTTGGCGGTGCCTATACCTAGACGCGCCGGGGATGACGCGCCCTGGACGATGATGTCGCCCTGGGTGGTCAGCGGAGAAAGATCTCCACCGCACCCCGTTAACCCTGTGTGATCCAGAAGGTCGTGGGCAGTTTCGTCCAGGAGCCCGGACGTAGACGGAATCCCAGTTAGTCCCGTGTGGTCTAATAAATCGTGTATGGTTTCATCCAACAGGCCGGCTATGGATGGGATTCCATTCAAGCCAGTATGGTCTAGTAGGTCATGCGCTGTTTCGTCCAGTAATCCGGTAGTAGCGCCGGAACTCAACAGCCTTTCGGTCCCTGCGTCGTCTTTGCTGTAAAGCAAGCCGTCATCTTTGGCATAAATCCTGACAACCCCGCTGTCCGGTGTATCCGGGGCGGCAACGCCCTCTGTAAATTGTAGTTGCGGTGTAACAATGTCTTGTAATTTAGCCACTATATCACCTCTCCCATAATGACGTCGCCGTCATAGAATAATAATTCTGGCGTCGTTGCGTCGCCGTTGGTAATAGGTTCCCAGAATCCCAGCGATTCTCCGCCGCTGGCTATCAGGGCATCAACCTCGCTCTTTTTGTAGTACCGGGTATCCCCGCGAAGGTCGTTATGGTACTGCAAGTGACTGTCCTCGCCTAGTTCCTCTAACAGACTATGCCGGACAGTAGCGAAGAAGGTCCATTGGTTTTCTACGTTCCAGTAGGCTTTCTTGGTATCCGTAGCGTAATATAGTTTGGAATAAATACTGGCCGGATCTGCTTTAGGCCGGAATATGCAGCCAATCGTCTTATTGGCATCCATCAATATAGTATCAATATCCTTAGTGCTAACCAGATCGCCGTTCCATTCCGTAAATTCATAGCCAGTTATTGCAGCCGCCTTAAGCGTGGCCGTGGTGCCCTTAATATAGGGAGTAATTACACCAGACGGCGGCGTTGTTGCGCCTCCACCGGTAGCGATAATAGTAAGCGTAACAGCTTCTTTGAATACGCCAGTTATGCTTTTGTCGCCGTCCATTATTACCATTGTAAACGGGTTGTTTTGATCCTCTACCTCGTCGCCATCCCACTCGTCAAAGATCCACCCGGTACCCGGCAGAGCTGCCAAAATAGCTGGGCGATTCTCCAAGT